AAAGTCAAAAGATAGTTTCTTTATAACTTCATGTAGGCTTTCATTTCCATTAGCTCTATCCATAAAGTTCTGTAACTTAACTCTAGCTTCTAAGTCCCTATCATCTTCATCTTCTATAATAAGGGCTTCACCTGCAATCATCTCTGCTGTTGAATTAACAATAGCCGCTGTAATTGAACTTGAATAGTAAAGGTCAATTAAGAACTGAGGATAGAGGTTTCTCCAATCTTCTGTTCCGTATTCTATCCAATCTCTACCTCTTACCTCTTGAACTGTAGGAGCTGTACTCGTTTCTAAATTGATGTTAATGATATTATCTTTCATATTTTATTTTTTATACGATACTTGCTAATCTAAGATTAATATTCTTTGTTAAAGCGTCACTTGCACTACTGAATATTTGGACTTCACTTATTGAACCCTCAAAAGGGTTCGTATCAAGTTTTCTAATGCCTAGTGAATCTATGTCTGCTGTTCCTGATAATGTAGGTGTTGCAGTAGTTTGCGCAACCCCATTCCACCAAAGTGTTAAAACATTACTCTCTCTTGTGACAACCATATAACCATCACCCCAAAACCCACTATCCAATTCTAAATCTACTGCTGTTGCATTATCAATCTTTACTCTTAACTTAGTAGTAGAGAACATTCTAAAAAATTCACCATCAGCCGTATTATCACCTAGAATAACCCCCGCTATTAAATTCAGCCTTATTCCAATAGTAAAATCACCTGTTAAAGATATTTGACTTCCAGACATGTGTTGAGTTGCAGAAGGGTCAAATCTCAGAGCCCCTGATGGTGGGTCGTATGTAGGTGATTCTGCAACACTTCCAGAAATAAATATGTTAGTAGTATGGGAGGATAACCAATAATAAACCTTATCCGCATTTGGTGCATTCTGAAAGGCAACATTTGTTTTATTCTCAAACCAAGCCACTAAACTTGATTCAGCATTAGGTGTCCATCCACCATTGTTTCCTACACTTAAATCTAATCCTAATTTTAACATATTCTATGTAGTTGGTCCTTCGTGATAACCTACTCCAACACCACTCGTAATGGTAATTGCTGTTATGTTCATAAAGAGAGTTGTTCCAGCAGGAAGTGTAGTTACTAAAGCTGATTCTCCTGTTGCATCTGCTACTGTTATAGCGGAAACTACACTCGTTACAGGGAAGTAAACACAATACCAATCTACACCTGTTTGTGCTCCATCTCCACTATCAAAGACTACTGTTCCACCATTTTTTCCTAATTGCTCTGTTAAGAGCTGTTGTACATTTTCTATTGCCATTTTATTTTATTTTATTGTCCGTAGTATATATAATTTGTTTGTTCTATATCTGCTGTAATATTTGCATCTGTGTCAGCACCCCCACCTGTTACTGTAACTGTAGGGTTTGTAGTATATCCGCTTCCTGCATCTGTTATTGTTACTGTATTCACTTCGCCGCCTGAAACAGTACAAGTTGCTGTTGCTTGTGTTATACAATCCCCTGTTATTGTTATTGTTGGGGCTGTACTATATCCTTCTCCAGCATAAGCGATAGTCAAGGTTTGAACACTTTTTGCATTTTGGATATATTGAACTTGTTCATCTCCTGCTTTTTCCGTTACATTTAATATTCCTTTAGTTACTAAGCCTTGTACTACTCCCTTAAGAACACCAACAGGTGTTAATACATCTAGCTCAGTTGCTGGAGCTGTTCCTGCTGCAACATTTACAGTTCCTGCCCAACTCACTTCATATACTTCATACTTCCAATATCCAGCAGGTATTAACTTTGTTGTTCCTGAATAAACAACAGGGTCTGCATTATAATCAAAAGTTAGTCCTGTATACCTATTGTAGATGTCTTCTTCAACCCCATAAGCATACTGAACAGAACCATCCATATCATTTATGAACTTAAATAAATGCCGTATTTGACTTGAAGCTACTGAAGTATTTATACGATTATCTTCGGTAGATATATATACTCTAAAGGTAGATTCTGTGGTTGCTTGTATCATTCTATAATATAATAGAAAAACTCTGTTTTTGTTTGGTTATAAAAGAAAAGAGGGCTAAAAAAGCCCCCTAATCAAAGAAATATATGAAAACTACTAATTGTGTTATGAAGAAACTACTCCTGCTAATGTAAATCCTGCGTTATCAAATACATTAGTAGTGTAATCTGGTACCATTTGGAAAGGCTGATTTTCTAAGCCGTCAAATGTAAGAGTATAACCTCCTCTGTCACCAAAACTTGCACCGCTATCCATAGTACCTGCGTTAAGTTCCATTCCATTTACACTTCCCAAACATGCTATTACATCGTGTCCGTTTGATAATGTTGCATTTAATTGAGCAAATATAATTACTTTTGTTGCACCTAATAATTTTATCTGATTTTGGTCTTCCTTAGTCAGTCTGTTAAGTATAATATTTACCGAAGGTGTGTAAAAAATAGTTCCGTTTTCACGTGAACCTGTAATAGTATCTGTAAGACTAGCAACACCTAGTGGCATTGTATATCTATAAAGACTATTAGAACCCATTTCTAAGTCTGTAATTTCACCGTTTGCTGTTGGTATTGAAGTTACTTGGTCATAAACTGCAAAGTAGATATATTTAATTCCACCACTAATTCTGTTACAATCGAGTCCCCTTCCTTTTGTTAAAGCTGTACATGCCATTTTATTTTATGTTTTAAGGGTTAAAAGTTGGAGGGCTTTTACACCCTCCGTCTTTATATTATTTACGATACAAGAACTACGTCAGCTCCAATACCTACTTGTGTACCACCTGAGTAACGACAAACTGCTCTCAAATTTGAGCTTCCGTCAAGCTGACTCATATCTAGTAAATTGATATTTACAGCGTCTGAAACCAAATCCGTCCCGAAAAATAAATTTCCTCTTTCTGCTGCTACTAACACATCATTATTCATACCTGTACAGACTGCGATTTTTATTCCTTCAAAGATTGGATAGTATTTATCATTCATATTCCCCCAAGGAGTTCCTGTTAAAGCAGATATTGCTTGAATATATACTCTGTAAGATTTAGGACTCATATAAATATATAAGTCTTCTTTAGTGTAAACTGCTGTTGGGATAGCTGCTGTACACGCTTGTAAATTAGCTATAATGTTATCTGCGTCATATGCTACTCCTGCTCCACCTGCATTAGTTACATCTACTACAGTTGCATCTACTACTAATCTACCAACTGCACCTTGTACAAATCCTGTAAATTCTCCGTTTGTTGCACCATTACCACCCCAAATTGAAGCTTCAGTTGCATCTGCTATAATCTCACCTAAGTAAGAAATAACGTAATCATCAAAACTTGCAGGTGGAGGTGCTCCTGCTCCTGCTCTCATTTGTAAAGCTTCCCAACTCTCTAAAAGAGTTTTTGAGCATAAATCCGTCTGAACCATTAGGTTAGTCGGTTCTAAAACCGCCTCAGTCATTGTAAGAGTTCCATCTAAGTTTACATTACAAGATGCATCTTGCACCATTGAAGTTGCATCCATCTTTTGGATATTACTCTTAAATTTCACATTTTCTAATACTGTCAAGTATTCCATTGAAGTTGCTTGGCGAAGGGCTTGGGATATGTAGAATCCTGCTGCCTTCCCTGCATAGTTACTCGTCATTGCTATTGCCATAATTTTTTATTTTTTAAGTTATTATTTATTTAAGTTATATAAGAACCTTTCTTGTCTAGATAACTTGTTATATTCTTTTTTAGTTAGTTCAGGTCTATCTGCACTAAATTTATTTGTGTTAATTGGAGCATCAGCAGGTTGTTCTGCTAGTTCCGTTTTTAGTTTTTCGTTTTCAGCTTTTATTGCTTCAACTTCTTCTGCTGAAAATTCTACTGTTTCTGTAGTTTTAATAGACTTAGGTTTGTCAGATACTTCTTCAGTAGCCATTTCTTCAACCTCATCATCACCACCTTCCTTTTCTCTTTTTAAGTCTGCTACTGCGTCTTCTAGGTTCTGGATTCTTTTTTCCATCCCTTTCCAATCGGCTACGTCAGCTTCTTCTTTTCTGTCATCATCTTCAGGAGCTAATTCAACTGATTCTTCTGATAATTCTTCTGATGCTTCAACTTCTTCTTCTGTTTCTGATTCGATAACTTCAGCAACAATACCTTCTTCTTCTACTCTAAAAGATACTCCTGTATCTGTCTTGTATGTTCCAACAGGAAGTAAGATAGTCGTTCCGTCTTCCGTTAATACTGAGATGTCCACCCCTGCTTCTAATTCTTCAGCGGTACTTACGAAAATAGTTCCATCTTCGCTTTTTGACTGCCAAGCCAAAGTAACTTCTTCTTCTTTTTTGTTAAGACCAAGAGCTACTAAAATTTGTTCTTTTAAATCCATAGTAATTTTTTATTAGTGTGAGTTTGTAATATAATAGAAATAAATTCTATTCGTTTGATTTT